TCAGCTGGCGTTAACGACCAGAAAAACGGTATTTGACTGGCTCCCACCGGGGGAAATGGGAGTCTGGAAGGCGGTGGAAAAGACTTTTTTGCTGCGAGCCAAGCTGTCTGATAACACTGTTGTTGAGTCAGAGTGGCTGTTTATTGCTCTGGATACACCTGACGACGTGAGAAAAGCGCTGTCACTAGAAACTACGTTCTTGTGGGGTAACGAGAGTCGAGAGTTGCACCCTGATGTTGTCGATGGCCTGCTCGGTCGTCTAAACCGCTACCCCAGCATGAAGGACGGCGGGCCGACGCGGTCGTGTGCGTTGTTCGATACCAACATGCCAGACGAAGATACGTGGTGGCAGGACAAGATGGAAGAGCCGCCTAGTAACTGGGCGATCTTTAAACAGCCAGCGGCTATCATCAAACCAGCTCGGTATATAGAGAAGTTCAAGGAAGACCCTGATGAGGTGCTGCTCGACAAGGACGGTGAAGAGTGGGTAGTTAACCCCGAGGCTGACAACTACGACAACTTGCCGAAGCAGTATTACCCCAACTTGATTCCGGGTAAAACCGAGGACTGGTTGCGTGTTTACCTTAGATCAGAGTACGGTCGCTCACTTTCAGGGACTCCGGTGTACGAGAAAACTTTTGTGCCTGACTTCCACATCTCTGAGGGGCCGCTGAAAGTTATTCGCTCGGCGGACTACCCCGTTGTTATTGGCATCGACTTTGGGCGAACGCCTGCTGCTGTGTTTAAACAACGAGACCCTAGAGGGCGGGTGTTGACACTAGCGGAGCTAACATCGGAGAATATGGGCATCGAGACTTTTGTCCGTACGAGGCTCAACCCGTTTATCGCCAACAATATGGGAGGGTGTACTTTCGTCTGCGCGCCTGATCCTGCGGGGTTTGCGAAACAGCAACAGAACGAAATGTCCCTAGTTGATGTCTTGAAGAATGAAGGGTATAAGTGCGTTAGGCCCCCTACCAACATGCCGGAGCTACGTATTCAAGCGGTTGAGCGTTTGTTGAACCAGCAGCTCGAAGGCAAAGCGATGTATCTTGTTGACCCGGGGTGTACTATGTTAGTTCAAGGATTTAAGTCAGGATACCGCTATAAAATTAAGCGAAATGGAGAGACTGAGGATAAGCCGGACAAGAACAAGTTTTCACACGTGCATGACGCAAACCAGTACGCCGATGCCGTGATTGATATGAACATTCGCGGGGTTGGGCTTTTAAATACTGGGCGGCGAGAGATCAAAAAAGCCAAAAAGTATGCTTATACTTGACCCGACGGCTGCAAAGAGTACAATTCTAGTATATTTACGGTAGGACACCGCTATGAGTCACATGACGACCAACTACCTGAACCCGGTTTCAGGTTTCTTCGAGCAGGTTCACGGCCTGCACGGTCGTCTTTTTGTTGACGCTGGAAACATATCTCCTCCCGATAACAAGCACTACTTTATGTTCCACGAGTATTCAGTGCCGTCGCTCGGGACTGAGGTGGTAAAAGTAGTTATTACTGGCGATACCGTAATGGAGTCATTCATTATCAAGGTGATGGCCGGTACTGCGCGAGTTGAGATCGTAAGTGGCGGCACTGAAGGCGGTACATTTAGTCAATCCGTGCCTGTATTTCCTGTTAACACTATGAGCACTGCTGCACCTAGAGCGTCTACTACAACGGTTCAGTCCGGCGGCACGGTTACTGGCGGCACGACACTTGACCTGTTTTTAGTAAATACAGGCGATAATGTTAACCAGTCAGTTGGAGTATCCGTTGGAGAGAACTTCCAAATCGGCTTCCCCGCTGGTACGTACTATATTCGCGTGACAAACACAGACAACTCAGCGTCTAGCGGGTTGATTAAAGCCCTGTGGCACGAACTGTAATCTAAGGAACATCTATGGCAACGAGTGGCATCGCCCTTTTTCCTATTGTCACAGCGACACAACTTGACGCGCAAGCAGAAGCTAAACGTCGAAGCGACGAGCTTCAGAACCAACCCATTATCCAAGGCCTAGCAGCGCATGTGCGCAAACGCTGGGATATTGCTAAAACAGGTAAGCGCGATTTAGAAGAACGCATGCTTCAGTGTTTGCGTCAACGCAATGGCGAGTACGACCCTGATAAATTAGCTGAAATTATGGAGCAGGGTGGCTCTGACATCTTTATTAACCTAACATCAGTTAAGTGCCGTGCTGCTACTAGCTGGTTGCGCGACACACTGCTGGGGAACGGCTCGGACAAACCGTGGGCAGTAGACCCATCACCTATTGCGGATATGCCACCGGAGGTGTTGCAGTCCTTGCAGGCTCAGATGGAGCAGGAACTGTTAGCTGCTATGCAGCAGGGTTTGCCCATGCCTAGCGAAGAGCAACTTCGCAAGATTGCTATAGAGATGAAAGACCGTGCGCAACACGCGTTGCAAGAAGAAGCAACCGAGCGTGTAAAGCGGATGGAGAAACGCATGGAAGATCAGTTGCTAGAAGGCGGCTGGGCTAAGGCGTTTAACGAGTTCCTTGATGACATCGTGACATTTCCGTTCGCGGCGCTTAAGGGCCCTATCAAACGCCGCCGTAAGACCATGGCTTGGCAGAACGGAAAGCTGGTCCCCAAACAGGTCATCCGTAACGAGTGGGAACGTGTCGATCCGTTTATGTTGTACTGGGCTCCTTGGGCTTGGGATATTAACGACGGGTTTGTAATCGAGCGTCACCGCATGACACCGGAAGATTTGCAGGCTTTGATCGACGTCCCGGGGTACAACAACGACGCAATCCGTACAGTACTAGACGAATTTACTGGCGGTGGCTTGAAAGAATGGTTGTGGAGCGATACTGCAAAGGCTGAAGCTGAAGGCAAAAACACGACCGACGCAACTGTTACTGATGATCTAATCGACGCGATTCAGTTGTGGGATTCAGTACAGGGTAAGTACTTGCTTGAGTGGGGCCTGTCTGAAAAAGATATTCCAGACCCAGCCATGACTTACCCCTGCGAAGTTTGGCTGATTGGCGGTACGGTTATTCGCGCCGTGCTGAACTACGACCCACTGGGCCGCAAGCCGTATTATTTGACTTCCTACGAGCAGTTACCCGGCGCAGTTGAGGGTAAAGGCGTTACTGATTTGTGCCGAGACTCTCAGGCTATGGTCAACGCTACCGCTCGCGCTTTAGCAAACAACATGGGCATCTCATCAGGCCCGCAGGTCGGTGTAAACGTGTCTCGCTTGCCAGCTGGCGAAGATATTACTGCACTGCACCCTTGGAAGATTTGGCAGTTCCAAGCATCTGATTATGGTGATAGTTCTGCGCCTATTCAGTTCTTCCAGCCCAACAGTAATGCAGGTGAATTACTGACAGTGTTTGAGAAGTTCTCAGCCCGCGCTGATGAAGACACGATGATTCCTCGTTATATGACGGGTGAGCACACACCCGGTGCGGGGCGTACTTCGTCTGGCTTGTCAATGTTGATTAGCAACGCCGGTAAGGGTATTAAACAGGTTATTAGCAACATTGACCACAACGTAATTGTTCCGGCTATTGAGCGGTTGTACCAAGATAATTTGCGGTACAGCGATGACCCTGATTTGATAGGCGATGTAAACATCGTCGCACGGGGCGCGTCTAGTTTAGTTGTTAAGGAAGCTGAAGCCATTCGCCGTAATGAGTTCTTGCAGCTGGTTCTTAGTAGCCCAGTTGCCCAGCAGATTGTTGGCATGAACGGCGCAGCTGAATTGCTCCGCGAGTCTGCTCGTAACTTAAACGGTAATGTTGATCGTATTGTTCCTGCTCGACAGCAGATTACTACGATGGAGCAGCAACAGCAAATGATCGCGCAGTTGCAACAACAACTACAAATGGTTATGGGTCAAGCCGAGATGGCGCAGGGCGGGCAGCCCGGCCCACAAATGCAGCCTAAGAATATGTTACCCGATGGTTCTCAAGTAGGCGGTCGTGAAGGGAACTTTATGTCGCCAAGACCGAATGGTATGTAAGTAGTTGACATAATAGAGTGAAGTTGCTATAAAATTAAGCACATGAGGATTTTTATTGGACCAAAGCCTGACAGGCAGCACATGCAAGCGTTACTACGCTGCAAGCAGCCGGAAAGTGCAGCGTTGATCGAATTATTCCGGTCTAGGCTAGACGAAGCGAAAAATGCTTTAGTCATGGCAGAAGACAAGGTAATGATTCACCGCCTGCAAGGTCGCGCGGAAGTCCTCCAAGATTTTCTCGAAGCGGTCGAACGATCGTCAGAGATAGTCGAGCGGGTTAAATAACCCGTATTTTTGAAACCGAAGCAAACCATTATGCAAACGGCAGACCGCAGCAGGAGCCCAGAGCAGAGTTGGAGCTAAAAGGGAAATTAAGATGGCATTGCCTAAACAAGTTGAGCAAACGTTAAAGGATTTGGAAGCGCTGGAAGCGCAGTTGGCTAAAGATCAGGGGACAAAAGACGAACCCCCTCCAAAGGAGGAACCGGAAGACCCGCCTGAAGAGACGCCGACAGAGCCCACGCCCGTAGCTGAAGAGCCTACAACCGACGAACAACAGAAGGTAGAACCGTCTAAACCGGTTGAAGCCGACTCTAAGGAAGAGGAAACTTGGAGACAGAAGTACCGTACCCTGCAAGGGATGTACGATGCAGAAGTCCCAAGATTGCACGCCCAGTTAAAGGAATTGAAAGCTCAGATGGATGAGCTGCAGAAACCTAAAGCTGAGGAAGCTCCTAAGCCTAAAGAGCGTAAGAAACTGGTCACCGATGATGATGTCCAAGCCTTTGGCGAAGACCTTATTGAGGTACAACGCAAGGTTGCCCGCGAAGTGGCCCAAGAGTTCCAAGAGGAGCTTGAGAAGTTGCGAGCCGATAACGATGTCCTGCGCGAGCAGTTAACAAAGACCGGTTCACAGGTTTCTGAAGCTAGTTTTGAGCAGCGCCTGCACCGTATGGTGCCGGATTTTGACGCCATCAACGCCGATCCCCAGTGGATTTCGTGGTTGAATGAGGTTGATCCGTTGCTACGAGCACCTCGAATGACTGTTGCCCAAGAAGCGTTTAACCGAGGCGATGCCGAAGCGGTAGCGTACTATGTGGACTTGTTCAAACAGAGCAACGCCCCAGTGTCGCAACCGAAGGGTCCGAACGAAGAGCTAGAACGTCAGATTCAACCGAACCGTAGTGCGACTAACGCTGCGCCTGTCCAGCCTAAAGGCAAGACCTACTCTGTAAAACAGATTGAGGCGATGTTTAAAAAGGCAGCGGACTTGGGTGGCCGAGGCGAACTGGATGCGGCTAGGAAACTTGAAGCTGAAATTGATGCTGCGTATATGGAAAACCGCGTTACCGCGTAAAACATATACAGGTGTCTAACCAACCTGTTCTAAATTTTTAAGGAGGCCAAAATGGCTGCTGTTTATCCCGTCACGGGCTCTGGTGCGTTTGACACCACCCCCTCATACTCTGGTGCCTTTATCCCCACGCTGTGGTCAGGCAAGTTGTTGGCTAAGTTCTATCAGAACACTATGCTGTCAGAAGTCACTAACACTGACTACGAAGGCGAGTTGAAGAACCAAGGCGATACCGTCCGTATCCGTTTGGCTCCTTCAATCAGCATCTCTGACTACACTGTCGGTCAGAACTTGTCTTACGAAGTGCCAGTTCCTAGCTTCCAAGACATGCAAGTCAACAAGGGCAAGTACTTTGGCGTGCAAGTCAACGACGTGTTGGCCTATCAGTCTGACATGAACTTGATGAACATGTTCACCGAAGACGCCGCTAAGCAGTTGAAGATCGCCATCGAAAACGAAGTGTTTTTCAATAGCTTTGTGACCGAAGGCCCTGCCGCTGCTAACGAAGGCGCGACTGCTGGTGCTATCTCTGCTGCCTACAACTTGGGCTCTGACACTGCTCCTATCGACCAAGCTACGCCTGAAAACGTGCTGAAGGCTATCCTTCGCATGTCTACGGCTCTGGACGAGCAGAACGTTCCTGAAGATGGCCGTTTCTTGATCCTGTCTCCCTATGACCGTCACCTGTTGATGCAATCAAGCATCGCTCAGGCGTACTTCTCTGGTGACAACTCAAGCACCATCCGCACCGGCAAGATCGGTATGTTGGACCGCTTCAGCGTCTATGTGTCTAACTTGCTGCCAAAAGGCGAAGCTGGTAAGGCGCTGGTTGCTGGCTTGTCCGCTACTTCTACTGGTGGCAATGTGACTGACGCTAAAGCACGTCGTACGATGATCGCTGGTACTAAGGCCGCAACGTCTTTTGCCATGACCATCAACAAGACTGAGCCTTTGCGTAACCAGACAGACTTCGGCGACATCGTTCGCGGTCTGGCTATCTACGGTCGCAAAGTGGTTAAGCCTGAAGCCCTCGTGGTTGCTCAGGTCGGTTCAGCTAGCTAATAGCTGAGTAAGAGGGGGCCCTAGCGGCCCCCTTCACCCTTTGGAGAAACTATGACTGTTGTAGAGCTAATGAATCGCCTTGGTGGCGAAGTTTTGTCTGCCCGCGTTCGTGCCACTATTGACGGGAAGATTGTTGTTATCGGTCGCTACGAAGGCGCAGAGTTAGTATTTACCGACGAAGGTAAAGCCCTTGCGGACTTGCACTCTAACCAAGTTGCTGCGGAAAATGACGCAAAAGCCTCAAAAGCTCGTAAAATTAGGTCATCTCCTGTAGAATCAGCGCAAGTGTCACGTGCGCCAGCTACTGGCCTAAACGTTAATATCGACGAGTAAGGTACGCTATGAAAGCTCTGAGCGATTTCTATCCGCGGATCATGCCGTTTTTACCCGGCTGTTCAGAGCCTTTAGTAGATCAGGTTCTGCTTGACGCCGCCATTGAGTTTTGCGAGAGCGCTCCCGTCTTGCGGCAAACCCTAGACTCTTTTAATACACGCATCGGTGCCATTGAGTACGACCTAGACCCGCCGTCCAACCAGTATATTATTGCTCGTGTGATGAGCGTTAATGTGAATGGGGATGAACTTGCCCCAGTAATGACGGAGACAGTTCGCAGCGATCTCCCAACAGCTGTTGCTAAACCAACCGGGTTTTATACGGATCGCGTAGACTCTACACTTGTCCTGCGGCTTGCACCTCCGCCTGATGCAGTGTACCCAGTAAAAATTATCGCCGCGTTGCGCCCCGCGCGTGATGCTACATCGCTCGATAACGATTTGTACAACTTATGGATCGACCCGATTTGCGAGTCCGCCATCGCCCGTGCGATGATGATTCCAGATCAGCCGTTCACAAACCCAGCACAAGCAGCTGCTCTTGCGTTGTCTGCTGCCAAAAAGATAACCGCCTCTCGCGTTGAGAGTAACTACGGGATGGTTCGCGGTTCTATGCGAGTCTCCCCACGGCCCTTTGTGTGAGGTAAACCATGGCTATAACAGCCCAGTCAATTATTCAGCGCGTAGCCACTACGCTACAAGACACATCCGCCGTTCGGTGGGCCACTAGCGAGCTTGTCCGCTATCTTAACGATGGGCAGCGCGAAGCCGTTATTTTGCGCCCAGACGCGACTATTACTAATGGTACTATGGCCCTTACTACCGGGGCCAAACAAACGCTACCAGCGGGCGTATCGCGGCTTGTAGAGGTTATCAGGAATACATCAGGTCGAGTTGTCCGGTTGACTACTCGCTTTATTCTAGACGCCCAGAAGCCCAACTGGTATACGTCTACTGCGTCAGACACCATTCTGCATTACATGTACGATCCTCGCGATCCGCAGATTTTCTATGTGTACCCGCCAGCTGATACAGCCGCTAGTCTGGAGATTGTGTATTCGGCCCTGCCGACCGACGTGGCAGAGCCTGCAGCCGGAACTACTTACACATCGGTAACTGGAAACATTGATCTCCCAGACACATATGCCAATGCACTGGTTGACTATGTTTTATACCGCGCGCTCACCAAAGACAGCGAAGTCGCCGCTAACGCTCAACGCGCTGTAGCGCATTTTGAAGCATTTAAAGCCGCCTTAGCGACAGAACTAAGTGGGGCTACTGGCATGGCCCCCCGTAAATGAGGTAATACATGGCTGAAAAAATTAAATTAGTTCAAGGCGATACCGGCCCGCAGCTTCGGTTGACTCTTACAGATGAAGACACTGGAACGCCTTCTGATTTATCAGGGGCGACAGTAACGTTGCACTTTCGTGCGGCTGGTTCTTCAGCGGTTTTGTTTTCGCGAGCTGCCTACATTAACCCAGCCACCGCCGCAACTGGAGTTTGCATTGTTGAGTGGGCTGTCGGCGACCTTGATGTAGACGCGGGTGAGTACGAAGGGGAAGTAGAGATTGTCCGCTCAAGCGGCCTCCGGGAAACTATCTACGACATACTGAAGTTCAAAGTCAGAGAGGACTTTGTGTGAGATTAACGGCTAAGACGGTAGAAAGAGCGCAAAGCGAAGCAACTCGCCTCGGGACAGTTCTCGACGCCGGGGTTTCGCACGTTCAACTGCTAGCCGAGATTGGGTTTTTCTTAAACAGGCTGGCTGCGTTTGAGACTGTTTTAGCTTCTAGTAACTCAACTGCTCTAGAAGAAGCGCTGCTTCACTTTTTTAAGAACAAGACGGACGATTTTGCGGTCGCCGAGGCTTTGGCCTCCGACTTTTATAAAGCGCTTACCGACACCACCGGGTTTACAGACGCTCAGGTGTTTGAGTTCTTTAAGGCCCTAGAGGAAAACCCCACCTTTGGCGATTCCTCAGCTTCGTTCTTGAGTAAGGTGCTACAGAGCAGTATCTCTGTAACTGATGACGTAGATGGGGCGGCGTCTATCCTAGACGACCAAGAGATGCTGTTTTTTAAGGCTATTACCCAGCCCGCAACGGCATCCGACGTTTTTTATCGCCTAGTAGCTTACTTTAGAGCTTTTTCAGAGGCTACCGCAATCTCCGATGTTGCCACCGTGGATTTTAGTGCTCCGCGGGCTGATGCAGCTGCTGTCAGCCAGCAACATTATTTTGACATTCTACGAGGAATAGCGGACACTTCAGGTATAGCCGAACAGGCAGCCAAGGCTTTTAGCCCGGCTCCTTTTCTCGACGCTTTTTCTATAGCCGATAGTAGTTTTAACACGCCCGGCTTGGGTAAATCAGATTCGGCCCTTTTCTCCGACACGGGGTCGCTGCGAAGTCAAGGGTACTGCGACTTCACTTACTTTGCGGAAGACTACGTCGGGGCTTCCAGAACTTTTTAACGAGGGTATCTAAATGATCCAAGAAAACTTGAAACTTGCAGGGCAGTTAAGCATTGTCCTCAAAGACAAAAACGGCAACGTCAAAGATAACCGAGAGGTGAAAAACCTTGTAGTTAACTCCGGACTGGCGTACATCATCAGCCGCATGACCGGCACGTCTAAAAATGTTATGTCGCACATGGCTCTAGGCTCCGGTACTTCAGCAGCAGCTGCAGGCGACACAGACTTAGGCAGTTTGCTTGGCGCTCGTGAAGTTTTGGATAGCACTACGATTGCTGGCACTAACAACGAAAAGGTTGTTTATGTAGCTTCTTTTGAAGCTGGCGATGCCACCGGAGCTGTTACTGAAGCTGGCATTTTCAATGCTCCTACAGGCGGTGACATGCTGTGTCGTACTGTGTTTGGTGTTGTAAATAAGGCAGCCGATGATACAATGACTGTCACTTGGACCATCACACTGAGTGCGATCTAATTAAGGCGGGGGTAGTCAACTATGTCAACGCTAACGCTTCGCAATACCAAAGGTTCGCCACTGACGAACACTGAGGTAGACAATAATTTCTCTAACCTTAACACCGATAAGGCGGAGAAATCTGCAAACTTAAGCGACCTAGCTAGTGTGGCTACTGCCCGTACTAACCTTAACGTCTATAGTAAAAGCGAAGCGGAAAGCTATTCTGTAGCTATGGCTATCGCCTTGGGGTAAAAAATGGCCTTTAAATCCACTCTCACAGCAGGTATCGGAACTTCCGAGACTTCTATTACTGATACGGTGAGTGCTGGCTCTCCGCATACTCTTATCGGCGTGTCTATTGCTAACGTCACTACCGGCAACATCACTGCGGATGTCATTCTGAATAAGAACGGCGGGTCCTCTGCATATATGGTCAAAGGGGCGATTGTTCCTGTGGGCGGCGCACTGGTTGTCGTTGGCGGGGATCAGAAACTTGTTATCGAAGAAGGTGACGACGTTGGGGTTGTCTCTAGCGCTGCCGCTTCGATTGATACTGTTGTCAGCTACTTGGTATAAATATGTCATACGTAGGATCATCCGCTGCTGTTATCCCAGTCGGGTTCTCTGGGGTCAATTCCCAGTCGTTTAACGGCGACGGGTCTACTGTTGCGTTTACCCTGAACCGCCCTGTCTCGGCAGTCAATGCCATTGAGGTGATGGTCAATAACGTCCAGCAGTCACCTTACGACGGCTCATACAGCGTAAGCAGCACGACGCTCACCTTCTCAGCAGCCCCATCAAGCGGCACAGCAAACATCTACGTCGTCTACCGCGACTTCCCCGTGGGTTCAATTACTGACCCCAATACATACACCAAAGCTCAGACAGATGCGTTGATTGGTGCTGTGGACTTGTCTAGTCGGGTTGCCAAGACTGGTGATACGATGACGGGAGCTTTGCAAATGCAAACTTCCAACGAAGTCCAATTTTGGACAACCAACTATGGAATCAGAGCATTCGATGGTCTAGAAATAAAAGCTGGGGATCATTTTAGGTTCTTAAAAGGAACCACGGAGCAAATGCGCATCGACTCCGCAGGTCGGGTCACGATGCCGTATCAGCCTGCTTTCCAAGTTAGATTGTCTGCTACTCAAGGTCTTTCCGCTGGTGTCCGAACAAAAGTTAATTTCGACACAATAGACTACGAAAACGGAAGTAACTATAGTACCGCTAATAAAAGGTTTACTGCACCTGTTACAGGTTTTTACCAATTTAATGTGATTGTTTACGCATACACTGTTAATAACCATGAAGTAACTCTGTGGAAAAATAGTAGCCTGTTTATACGTTCTCAGTTCGCGTCTGCATCAAACGTAAACCCTGTTAATGGTGTTTTGGTTGCCGCTACAAAACTTACAGCAGGTGATTATGTAGAGATATATTCCGTGATAACCTCGTCGGGGGATCTTTATAGTAGTGCTGAGAGACCAACTACTTGGTCTGGTTTTCTTATCGGCTAACTCAAAGGAAAAATTATGACAACTTACACAATTACTTTAAGCGATGCCGAAGACAAAGCACTTCATGTTGTCGCTATGTCAGCACAAGACTGGATTGACAACGCAGTACACGAGCGGTGCCGCATTGCTATCGAGGAAATCGTAGCGGCTGAAGTCCAACGCAAACTAGCCGCTGGTGAATCCATCACTGGCTCTAAGGACGACATCGTTATGGCGGCTAACGTGGAATCTGCGGCAGAACGTCAGGCTCGCATGGAAGCTGAGATGGCAGCCCAACAGGGAGCGTAAGCATGAGTAACGCAAGAAACCTTGCAGATATAGTCACGGGGAACTTTGATGTTCCCTTGGGCGCTTTGGATAACGTACCACCGTCTAATGATGCCAGTGCGTTAACTACGGGGACTTTGGGGACTTCACGGTTGCCAGCGGGTAGTGTGTTGCAGGTGGTGTCTAACGTTACGCCAACTGCATACGTATCTTATGATGGCAATCATATTGCTACAAATTTAGAGGCAACTATTACACCCTCTTCAGCTTCTAGCAAAATTTTAGTTTTAATGAACCCCTCAATTTCAGTAAATGGTTCAGGAGGTAGTAATGCGACCTGTTTGACTCTTGTAAAAAGAAATAACAGTAATGTCTATCACACATATTACCGCAATTATGATTACAGCGGCGCTGGTGTGTATATATCAATTCCTATATTCCTTAGTGTTTTAGACTCGCCTAATACAACCTCCCCTGCTCTGTATCGCTTTGAATTTGCGCTACAAAATGGAAGCAATGCACAGCTCAATCCTGATGGTGGTTATTCAAGCGTAACTTTACTGGAGATTGCAGCATGACTTTAGTTGAAGCAATCAAACAATTAAACCCGTCTATTTCGGCTCTCAAAAATCAAATTGCCTATGACGCAAACGAGCAAGTAGTAGCTTATGACTTGTCTGCCGCTGAAGCCTTGGTAGCCGCTAACGCATACAAAGACCAACGAGCATCCGAATACCCTCCAATCACCGACTACATCGATGGCGTAGTCAAGGGCGACCAAGCGCAGATCGACGCATACATTGCGGCTTGTCAGGCTGTTAAAGCAAAGTACCCAAAGGCATAAGACATGGCACTAAGTAAAATTGGCACCGACGGCATCTCAGCCGACACCGCTATAAATGGCTTTACCCCAACCGCCAGCAACATGGCTGGCAGAAACCGCATCATCAATGGTGCGATGGTTATCTCGCAAAGAGGAACAAGTTTCACCCCATCAGGAAATGTGTATTCACTTGATCGTTGGATCACTGGCAAAAACGGTGGCGCAACTGTTGCAGCCTCTCAATCGTCTACTGCCCCAGCAGGTTTCAGAAGCAGCTTGTTATTTTCAGTAACAAGCGGCGCAACCACAAACACCACTGACTACAACGTAATCCAGCAATCCATTGAGGGTTACAACACAGCAGACCTAGCGTGGGGCACTGCATCTGCAAGCCCGGTAACGCTGTCGTTCTGGGTTCGATCAAGCCAGACAGGTACATTTGGAGCAACCCTTCGTACAGCAAACAACACTCGCTCTTATTGTGGCTCTTACACAATCAATTCAGCAAACACATGGGAATACAAAACGATCTTAGTTCCCGGTTGTACTGATGGAACTCACAACACAACGACTGGCACGGGTATCGACCTGTTGTTTGATTGTGGTGTTGGCACGACATACAGCGGTTCGAATACGGGTTCTTGGCAGAACGCCAACTACCTTGGTTTGACGGGCGGCACAAAGTTGACTGCCACCACTGGTGCAAACATCTACATTACAGGCGTCCAGCTTGAGGCAGGCAGTGTCGCTACCCCGTTTGAGCATCGGCAGTATGGGCAGGAGTTGGCGTTGTGTCAGCGGTATGCGGTATTTTTAGGTAGGCTCTCTGGTACATATACTATTACCATTGGGAGAGGTATGAGTAACGGCTCAAGCTCGGGGTGGAGAAGCATGATTCAAGTGCCCTATCCAATGCGGGCGACACCTGCTTTGACTGCTGTAAATTTACAGGGTTGGAATTTAGTAGCTGGCACGGTTCCGTTTAGCAGTTTTGGTACTGTTTATCTTCTCAATGGGCTTTGTTTGGAAACGGATATTAACTACACCAGTTCAGTTGGTGGAGCCAATTTGCCAGTGTATTTGCAAACCGTCCCCTCTAGTGGAGCTTCTTATTTGCTGGTTAGTGCGGAGCTTTAATTATGTATCAAAAAATCAAACCTACATTTGAAGACCAACCCTCACAGGTTATCAAACGCCTGTCAGACAACGCCTTTATCCCCTTCGACGAAGCCAACACAGACTACCAAGAGTACTTACGTTGGCTAGAAGAAGGCAACGAACCCGAACCGGCTGATCCGGTAGGAGAATAATAAATGTCATATATCGGCGTACCACCGTTTGGGCAGACAGTCCGGACTGTTACTGAAATTACAGCGACGGCTGGGCAGACTGTGTTCGCGCCGTCTGGCGGCTACACGCCCGGTTATATTGACGTGTACCTGAACGGGGTGCTGCTTAGCAATGCCGACTTCTCAGCACCAAACGGGGTGAATGTATTCCTGACATCAGCGGCTTCAGCCTCGGACGAATTCAAATCCATTGCTTACTTCCCTGTAGAGCTGGTATCTGAGAGTGGAGGCGGCGGAGCCACAGGTGGCGGTACCGACGAGGTGTTCTACGAGAACGGGCAGACAGTCAATTATGACTACACCATCGTATCCACCAAGAACGCAGGAACCTTTGGTCCAATTACGATCAACAGTGGTGTAGCAGTAACCATCGAGTCCGGCGCCCGCTGGGCCATTGTCTAAGGGGTATATATGGCTATTGTATTAAACGGTGATGGGTATATCACAGGAGCCGCTGGTGTAGGCAAAGGTGGCTCTGGAACTAACGTTGCTTTCTACGAGACTGACAACACAATTACGGCTGACTACACCATTGGCACAAACAAGAACGCTATGAGCGTGGGTGACATTACGGTTGCCACGGGTGTCACAGTTACTGTTCCAACTGGTTCTTTCTGGGTGGTTGTATGAGCGGAAATATTAACTTTAACGGCTGGCTTAACGATGACGGCACAGAGAACTACAAGTGTAGGGCTTGGGTAAACTTTGATGGTA